ATTTGGTTAAAATCTTCATGCATGATATCTCCGAATTCGGAGCACTCTAAAGAATATACTTCGTAATCATCTTCAGAGCGTTCTACGAAATACCCGAGCATATTATCATTATTATCATATACTTCAAATTCATTCTCGGTGCGTGAAGCATAAGAATGCACGACATAATACTTGTCGGTTTTTTCTACAAATGCAACATTAATCATATTTTTATCTCTTTCACTTTAAAAATCTATTTTAACACAAAACGGCAATAAACACAAGCACTATTAATACTTGAGTAAATTAGTCGACTATTTGCAAATCGGTATAAATCACTTGACCGGCATTGCGTTTAACTATGGCAATTTCATTGCATTTGCGTGTTTCAGTTTGCCAGTAATCTGGTTTTTGCACGACAAATTCGGTGGTGACAGTCAGGTTTAAATCAGACTGCAACATTGCTAATAGTGTTTTCTTATCAGCAAGGGGTAATTCTTTTATTCTCTCTAGCATTTTATCTCTTTATAATAAATTTACTAATAGCGACTATCTCAAATCGCTACTATAAATTCACTATTAGGCGAATTTAGTGGTCACGGTTTTACTTGGTTTGCGATTTGATTTAATCGCTTTTGCTCCCACGGGGTTGCGGAGCGACTCTAATTTTTGTTCTAATTTCGCAATGCGGTCTTGTTTTTTCTGAGCACGAAGCAAAGCAGAATTTTGTTTGCGTTGGAAATTAGCGTCACGATTAGCAGCAATATGCTCTTTAATCATTAATTTAATAGATTTGACTAAATTGCGTTTTTCGGCAACGGTGAGGTTTTGAATTGTATCAATATATGAGAACATAATTTTCTTTCGTTTAATAAGTGTTGATGAATTACTACAATAAGACTATTATACAGGTTTGTGCGGTATTGTCAATACTTATTTGCCACTCCCGTAAGCGCTTGATCCGATTAAGAATAATACTGTAGCGTTTTGGTCAAGTATTGGTCGGATTCACGAGGACGCACAGATACGCCTATAGGGGAGAGGGCGCGGAGTGGTATAGAATGACTCTTGGCGCCTTATGGGATACGGCTCGGAGTCTGCATTGTGCAAGCTCGGATCCGACTGTTATATGGTGTAATGGGGGGAGGGGTAGTGAAGTGTTAGCTAAAAAAAGTTTATCCAGGTCAAACTCTTTTTTTCAATTTTTTATTTTCTGGGGCTTCCGTCAGGATTTTGAATTTTCCATTTTTTTCTCGGAGGCACCATACTTACCACAGTCGCATGGTAATTTGCCTTGATCACAAGATCCATTACAGCCTTCTATCGGATCAGGTATTACGAATTTATAAATTTTTTTCAGGTCGGTCCACAGAGTCCGAAAGCGTTCTCTGTATTGTTTAACGGGATCCATAGATTTGTTTCTCTAGTTCTTGTATACGGTCCACGAGTTTCATTACATCTTCTATTGGTACCCATTTGCCAGATATATCAGTACAGAAGGCTCTCATTCGTTCTCCAGAGATATGAATGGTTTGTTGGTTATAACCTACATTGTGTTTCTCTAACAGTTCTTTCATATTATTGTTCATGTTGTATTAAAGTCCTATCTTGTATTAACCACCATCTCTCTACGGCTTGTTTAGCAAATTCTGAATTAATATACATGCCTAATGAGAAAACCTCTTTGTTGTCTGAATAGATGGTCGTGGTGTGTTTAGTTTTAATTTGATGACCAGCAAGTCCCACTTCGCCAATGATTCGGCCAGCTTCGTCATAGTATAGAAAATTTGCAACGGTCTCTCCGTCTTTCCATTGGCGGTTCATAGATTAAATTTCTCTTTGGCGAATTCGTTTAGTTCTGAATAGTGGCCTTTTCGGCAATCAAATTGTCGGCAGGCTTTGGGTCGTATATCGTATATTGAACAACGGCCATCGATAAACATACCGCAACCACCACCAGGTTTTCTGTATAGAGTGACCACGATATTTGAGTTAGGATTCTCTTTCCGTTGTTGTTCTGTCGGATTGGTGAAGCTGAGCGGATAGAGGCCAGAGGTAACTTCTTCGGATGAAAGCATTGGTGCCAGTAGTTCACAGCAACGGGTACAAGTACCACAAGGAACATCCGATATCGGTTCGTTTGAGGTAACCGCTGTAATAACCACTGGTAGATTGTTGTAATTGTTTCGCATTAGATATATTTCTCTGGTCGGTCAAAGACAATGGTGATACCACAGACGGTGAGTAATCGAAATCCTTTAGGAGTGGTTTCGTTGTAATACCAGAAGTGTGGTGTGAACCAAAGCGTTGGATCGGTCCAGTATTGGAATATGTGAAGAATCCTCATTTAGTATGGCTCAGCGACTTCTGAGAGTGAGTATTAAAAATGATATTGGAATCCTTCGGAAGCGCTTGACGTCCGGAGGCGGCGGAAACGCAGTGGAATAAGAGAGGTACTAGGAGTAATTTTGCCATGATATAGAGGTGCGTTTCGCCGGTGCGTTTCGTTACTTGGTGAGATTGTTCCAGAGGTCTTTATAGGTTTCGATCAAAGTAAGCCATAGTGTAAGAATGGTTCGAATTGGATGTTCGATAAGAGTGGCCACAGCGATTAGTGTTGCTGGTATGGCCACGAGTATAGTGATAAGAAAACCAAGAATGCCTAAAAATGTAATCATGTTTTTATAAAGTCAATAATCTTTTGTGTTGTGTTAAAATGGCGGGTTTTGTAAGAACGGTATTCCTCTAGTTCTTTTTCTAGTTCAAGAATACGTTTGCGTAGTAAGGAGTTCTGTTCTTCGGTATTGGGTAAATCTAATTTTAATTGTGGATCAGGTATGACGCCTTCGTAACCAGGATGATAAGGTGCTTCGTCTGTATATTTACTTGCATTGGCTCTATCTTCCGTAGTAAAGGTGGTCATTCGATTCTCCTTAAAGTTTCCATATCCATTGATAATCAGTATATATTCTCTCTTTGCCGATCAGGTCCATAAATTCTTTTACATAACTACCTTTACCTGCGGTGTCAAAGTTATCATCGACACAAACCATGGTACCTTCTCTGAGGCACGGCATAATAGCGGCCAGTTCAAAGATATGGTGTAGTGAGGACGGATGTGGATTTTTCCTGTCAAAGTCAAACGAATCTAGATACAGTAAATCAATCTTTCGATTCTGTGCTACCCATACTTTAGATTGATTGTATAGAAACCTTACAGAATCGGAACAGGTGAGATTGGCCTTTTTGGACCTTGAGGCAGCAAAACGAACATTATCAGAATTAATATCTACTGAGTAGAATTCACCACCATGATAGTTAACAAAGGTATCGAAAATGGCGGTAGACATACCATCACCTTCAAAATTGTTTTCTTGTCTGGCACAACCAGTTTCTACAATCAATGGTTCATGGATTGGCATGACATGATTAATCATCATAGCAAATGATGGTGCTCGAAAGGTTGTTTTGTTAACCAGTTCTTGTAAGTGTTCTATTTTTTCTGTTGACATATTAATTATCAAATATCAAAACAATCTCATCTTCTGAAACAACATAATATTCAAACTCATTGTATTTCATTTGACGTGCGGCATTCCAATTGGGTAATACCATATCACCCTCTTTGACCAGTTCAACACCAGGTCCTATGGATATTACTTTACCTTTATTGGCTTCTACTGGATCGGCAGAAGGAAGAACGATACCAGAACTGGTAACTTTTTCTTTTTGAATTAACTCAAGAACTACATTATTTTTGATAGGTTTTAACAATTACTAATCTCCTGTTGGTATCTTTACACAAATCAATTACGTCTTTTGGTGTTTCATAATTTAACTTACTACAATTATACTCGATAACAATAGGTTTGTCAAACTTTTTGTGGTAATCATCGTGCTGTACAAAGGCAAAGACCATTGTAAAGGCAACGATAAAGAGGCAAAGTTTGAGATATTCTAACATACTATTATATATGTCAGATTATTGTCGTTGAGCCTTTAACTGGTCGATGACCTCTTGTATTCTGTTTCGTATGTAACTGTCGTGAGGTGCCCAAACCAAAAGGTGTTTTAGAAACTTTAAAAGTTCATCAGGATGCATCTTTAAAAATACTCGACCATTTTTCTAGTTTTATTTTTTTGGCTTCCATGGCCAGCAACATATCAGTTTCATCGACCACTTTCTGATCAACCAACAAAGCAACCATACACAATAATTGACCTAGTTCCGTGGTCAGACATTCTTTGGTTGTTGGTGAATCTTCTGTTGGATAACACGATTCAAAACCGAACCGAAATATCTTGGAGGTTGCTTGAATTACTTCTGCACATTCTTCTTGTAATATGATTAATGTTTCCCTTGTTTTATTTTGCATCATCTTCCACAAACTTAATCACAGGCATATATTCCTCTACCTTTTTAAGTGCTTCCAATTTTGTGGTAGCAATCACTTTGCAAGTATATAATCCATCTTTCATACTAATTGTAAATGGCACAACACCATTAATAAACCATTCTTCTTGCACATAACACTTGATATGCCATTCTCTGGCATCAAGGCATCGTTTAATCATTTCATCTGCAATTTTCTTAGGATTAAAATCATCTTCAGCAATCATATTAGACATCGTTCCATTTCTCCACTAAAAAACTTGGCCCCTTCTTTTCTTCGGCCAAAACATAATCTTCGGCCATATCTTCTGCTTGTTGATAATTGGCGGTGACTTCTTTTTTAATTACTTTGTCATTGAGATAATAGACAATAGTATAATTGAAGTCTGCTCTTTCTACAATGGCTTTCTTATCACCATTCATAAATTTAGATAGTTCCATTATGCAATCATTCCTATGAATCGATTTAATACAACACGGTTAGATAACCTGTTACCGGCATATTTACTGAATGCAGATACCAGACCACGGGTAGTAGCATTTTCTTTAACATGAAATTCTACACCATCATCAGTATCTAGGCCTTCTGAACGGAGTAAATAATACTCATCAAAACCAGCATTGGTAATAATTTTATATTTCTCTTTACGGAATTCAGCTTTCAATTTCATATGGTCACTAGCTCTAGGATAGAATGTGTGTGCAACACGACCAAACTCACGGCCAGACAATACATAGAAGCCAATCACATTACATTGTGTTCTTGCTTTTAACAATTTAATGTAGGCGGCCATTAATTCTGGACCATATGGTTCATAAACCTTTTGTTCGTTCTTGGTAATTGGATCACGAATCACCAAAACTTTTTGTTTACCATATGAACTACCCGAATCTAAATCCGGATTATTATAACCAGATAGTTGTTTTTCTTTGCCATCGGTATGCGTATGTGAAAACAAAACATTTCTTACTGGATTGCCTTCACCATCGGTTAGAAATACCGTATTGACAATTTGTAACTTGTAGTTCTTTTGAAACTCAGGTATAATCTTCATAGCAGCAATCACGGCTTCATAGAGTGGTGTGCCACCAAGATGAAACCAATCTGGACGGCAAGCACGGGGTTCAGCACAACGAACCAGAGCAGAGCAAGCATAAGTGAATTCAGATGCAGCCATTTTGCTTGATAATAAATTCATTAATTTGAAACCATGCAAATCTAAATCCCCGGCTTTGAAATCAACACTATACTTGTCAGTATGTTCGGATGTGAAAGCATATACTTCATAAGGAATATTTACTTTCTTACAGAACATCACTAGATTGATTAATTGTTTAATAGTGTTCTCCATGTGGTCAGACATAGAACCAGACCAATCGAGGAACATAACAAGACCATGAGATTTACCTTCAGGTAAAACTGTCATCTTCTTAAAGATATCTTCGGTAAATTGATACGCATAAACTTTGTTTAGATTCAATTCACCAGTTTTAGCTATCGATGCACGTTTCTGTTGGTCAGCATTCTTGCGCAATTCAAATTCTTTGGCCAAATAACCAACAACTTTTTTGGCATCATTACGAATTTTCATAAAAGCAGTTGTATCGATACCAGAAATGTTGTATTTACCTAAATCATTTTTGTATTCTGTCCACAACTGCTTGTATGGAACAACTGCACGCTTTAAATCGATATCATTAATGTTACCATAGTAATAATGCCTATCACTTGATTCAAATAATTTACTTTCGTTTTGACGATATGATTTATCAGTCAAAGAATCAAATTCTTCTCCAGTGGTATCTCCACCTTCATGGCCAACTTGTTGTTCTTTGTAATCTTCATCAACTTCATCCATCGATTCATCGGCTTCAGAATTTGATTGTGAAAATTTCTCCATGGTGTCATCATCGTAATCATCAGATTCTTCGTAACCTTCTGATTCAAACTCACCATCAGGATCTTCTTCAAATTCAGGATTTTGCAATTTGCGTTGTTCTGCTTCTTCTTTCAAATAATCCATAACGTCATACGCAAGCTTGATGACATCATCATATGATTCGGTATTTTCAATACGGTGAACTAACAATTTCTCAACATCAGTAAAACGAATGCCTTGTGCGGCTCCGCCTTTTGTGTAGAGATTAACACGGTCGATAAAATTCATATCATTGAGATCCGTGCCGTTTGTACCAAAGAAATCTTTTTCAATTAGTTCACGGTACCCACGAACAAAAGAGGAACGAATACCCGGATATTTGTTTTTGATCTTTCTTTCGATACGAGAATCTTCTAGCACATTCATAATACCCATTGGTATCTTTTCTTCGTGTGCCTTCATCATGCCGTCTAGGGGTGTGTATAGTGCATGGCCAACTTCATGACCTAGAAAAAGGTCGTAGAGATAACCTGAGATGTTTTTATCAAGAATAGGAACAGTCAATACACGGTTCTTCACATCAAATGCGGCCGTGTTAGTATTACGCTGTTCGATTGTCAGATTCTCATTTGCCATTAGTTTGGCAAGTAACGATTTAGATTGAATTAGTTCCATAGATTCTCCGAGTTAATAATAGTATTATCTCATAAAAATCATCTACCGTCAAGCGGTAACTTTCATGCTGTTGTTTTTATACAACGCTCTGATCCGGTAAGGCTTTTAGGTAGAGTTTTCCTTCTCTATATTCCATTTCAATGGCCTGTCCTTCTTTCCAATGATTGTATTCTACAACTTCTTCAGGAAGAATTAAAATACCATCGCCTGTGCCATCATTTGCATCAACAATTTTGGTCAAATATGTCTTATTGGTAGAATTCTTTGCGTTTTTGGTATTCATTGTGGTCTTTTTCCATTCCTGATAAAACTGCCCATTTACGAGTTACAACATCCAAGCGTTTCCACGCAGGAATTTCATCATCATCTGCAATGGCATCAAGCCAAATATAGTAAGATTTATCATTCATACTTTTTTCCTTCACTTTTATCGAAAATTCTCTGCTCGATTGCTGTTGCAAGCTCTTCGGCAAGAGCAGGATTGAACTTTACCAAAAAATGAGCAACATCATCAGCTGGTATATGACGCAAATTATGCATAATCTCGTCAATTCCTCTATATATTTGTGTTTCTTCCCATTGTGTTAACATAATTTCTCACATTTCATAAAAAGTATTGCTCGGAATAATAAATTTGCCGTCTTTTTTTGCTTTTCCGAGCGTTCTAAGCAATTTTAACTCAATTTCAAGTTCTTCAGCCGACAAATTTTGCAAAAATTCTTCATAATCGTCCCAATCTTCATCACTCCAACCTTTAGGATTCATTTTTTATCATCTCCGCATGCTGGAAATTTCTTTTGCTTCAGCATCTGTGAAAACCGGCACGGCATTTGATTTGTGCATTGTAGCAATGCCTTTCATTTTATTGCCGGTGTATGAATTTGGAACAGGTTTCGTCAAAGCGATAAAACCAGTATCTACGGACGCAAAGTGGGGAGTTTCACGACCTACAGGAATCTTGTAAGATGGAAAGTTGTTGGAAATCTTCGTGGATTTTGTTTTACTGAAATTGGTAGATAACGAATTAATAGAAGCTAACCATTCTTCGTGTTGAAGTTTTTTTGCTTTTGAAACTTTCCGTTTTTTGCATTTTGGAATATATCCGTAAATCATCATAACAATTCTCCAGTGTAGAAGAACCATTATACTACGGAAATAACAGAAAGTCAATAGATGTGTTGTACCAAAACAACATTAATACCAATACCTTTTATTAATACCAATACCTTTTATTTGAAACGGCAGCATACTTACTTATACTGAAAAAAACAAAAAGTAGTGGTATTTTTAAGAATTCTTACTATGTGAAATTTCCAATTCTTCGAATTCTTCAACTTGCCAATTTTTTAATTGTTTTTTTACTTCTGGATGTTCGCCTCTACGTTTTTTATTGTGTAATACTGTTCTGGCGTAATTGTAGTCATCGTTATAATCTTTATTTTTACGAAACTTCCCTACAAACTTTGTCACTTCTATCTCCTATTTCATGGTTTCAAAATTGATGCCTTTTATTTTTGTTTCAGGCATATTGAACATATCATCCTCAGAAATATAGGTTATATTTGCATCAGGATAACAAGCTTTTATTATTTTGAGTAATTGGCAGACGGTGCCATCTGAATCATTGAACGAAAATACTTCATCAACAGTTTTTAGACCTTTTATGATATTCCTACGAGATTCATAATTTTGAACGAACCCACCATCACACCAAGCAAGATACCAATCAGAATGTATACCGACAACAAGCCAATCACCTTTTCTTTTACATTTCTGTAAAAATTTTAATTCGTGATTGTTTAGTGGATCAAATTTTCCTGATACTACAATTATTTTATCTTGCGGTTGCATTACGGTAAAAGTTGTGGAAAAGCCTCTTTAACAAACTTGTAGTTTAAACCTTTAACACCTAAATCTTTACTCAATATACCAATAACAACTTCTGCTTCACGAGGTTCAAGAGATTCAATTAGTTGTAATAGTAACTGTTTTCTCTTTTCAACGGATAATTTTTCTGCCGTGGCATCACCTTTTTTAAACAAATACAATTTTCTAATTTCTGTAGATAACTGGCACCTAGAAATTCCAGGTAGAGTATCAGGAATTTTATATTCGTGTGGCATTTCATCAATCAACCATTCGTAATCGGGGTGAAAAGCCAATTCAAGTACCTGTATTAGTGTTCTCGATAAATTCTTCTCAATTACTGCCAGTTTTTCTTTTTTTGATGTGGCTATCTCAAACTCATCAAATATCTCATATATGTTTTTCATCAGAATTCCTCTATCACATCCATTAAGTTTTTAAGTTTATGTTCCATAAAATAATTCAACAACTTACCTTTAGCAGGTTTTGTTTCTTCATATGTATTTATGATTTTTCTTTTGATATCAACCGGAATGTTTCTAAGGTCAATCAAGGTCTGGTTCCGTGAAAAACCAACTTTAGCACCATCATCTTCCCAAGTATTGTAATCCTCGGTCATATATTTCTCGATAACCTTTTGTGTGATTGGTTTTTGCCTCAGGTCACGAACAAAACAATCTGATGGAGAGAACACATTTGGTATACCATCACCTTTATCACCACGAATAATTTTCTCTTTCAATTCTAAAAGAGGATCATGCGATTTTATATACTTCTTCTGTGATGGGTTGTATTGTTTGACATTACTGCCGTACATTTGTAATTGTAAAAAATCACCATCACTTGATAGTATCAAAATCTTCTGGTGTGGTGCATAGATTGGAACCAAGGTACCAATGATATCATCGGCTTCAGCACCCTCAACATCAATTACTTTGTATGGGAAATTCTCTTTGAGTTCCTGTTTTAATTTGGCAAGAATATCAAAAATCAGATGCCAATCTAAATCAGATTTTTCTCTGGTCTTTTTTCTACCAGCCTTATAGAATGGAAAAAATTCTTTACGCCAATATTTGCGATTATCACAACACAGTACAATCTCACCATACTCATTTTTAAAATTCTTCACATGAGTACGTATTATGTTTAATACCATATGGCGTATTAAGCTTTCTTCTAATTTACCTTTCTGATTGGCAATTTGCGCCATTAGACCGGCAAGTAACACTTGATTCAAATCAACTAAGACCATAATAAACTTTCAATAGTTTCCAATAAGATTCTATTGTATCATGCTTTTTGCATTTTGTCAACTATCTTGTCAACAATTTTTTGTGATGTGGTCGTCTTTTTGGCAATTATACCAAGCCAACCTGAAGGTATGAGTCCTGAAATGTATTCCAATGGATCTGGTAATATAGCGTCAAAATGATCAAAGTCAACATACTTATCTTCCAATTCATCATTACGAAAAAGTATAATATGATATGCATCGCCTAGAGGGCTACCGCCAATCTTTTCTCCAGGCTCGGCATAATCCTGACCTTGGATTTGTATTGAATTTTCTTTATCGCCATCTAAGAATGTTAAGAAATCAAACTTATCATTCTTTAGTGGTCTGAGAAAGTCTAGCATTGTAATCCTTTATATGTGATTTTCTAACTCTTACCATTATCCATGTGTTATAGTAATCTTCCGATTCCATTACACCACGAACAAATTGTTCTTTTGCTTCGAGATAACCACATTCACCTTTAGATATGCATAGGTGTAGTATTTCACGGACAAATTTTTCATGTCCTAATTGTAACACATCTTTGCTTAGGTTGTCACTACTTCCATAGTAAGTTTGCCAGTTTGAGAAAACCTTCGTTTTTTTCTTTCTCCCTTTGACTTGTTTGGTTTTGGTAGAATAAAAAAATTTCTTACCGATGTATTTTTTACCATTCGTCAGATTGGTTATCTGATACACGAACCCGTAATTATTACCAATCAAGTCTTCCGTAAAATCTTTACCATCATATTGCCAGTTTAGTCCCATTCCTTAGTATCCAAATCATCGTCATCATCCTCTATATAGTCCTCGGATAATTCTTCGATTTGTTCACCGCAAAATGGGCAATGTTCTGGTAGTTCTTGTGAAACCATTTCTTCCATATATGTTACAGTATAAGTTGATTCACAACTCAGGCAGTCGCCTGATAATGATTTGTTTGTCATTTAAATTCCTTAATGAGCCCACACATCACCCCAATTTCCCGACAAAGCTCCTTTTGCATAATCAGTTGCTCTATTCTCAAAGAAATTAGTGTGTGTTGGTGCGTTAATCATTTCTTCTACCCAAGGTAGAGGATTCTTTTTCACTTTAAACACACCTTTGAGACCTAAAGAAATTAGGCGGCGGTCTGCAATATAACGAATATACTTTTTAACATCTTCTGAAGATAAACCTTCCATTTGATTTACGCCAAATGCTAGGTCAATAAACTTATCTTCTAGTTGTACCATTCTTTCAGCAATGGTGTAGATTTTTCCTTTTAGTTCATCATTCCAAATCTCACGATTTTCTTCTATGTATGTCCTAAACAATTTAATCATAGATTCTGCGTGTTGAGTTTCATCAACAATCGACCATGTGATAATCTGGCCCATGCCTTTCATTTTACCATGACGAGCAAAATTCAGCAACATAATAAATGAACTGAATAATTGCATACCTTCGGTGAATGCTGAGAATACGGCAATGTGTGTTGCAGTATTCTCTCTAGTGGTATTTTTACTGGAGATTTCCATAACATAGTCATGTTTCTCTCTCATGGCCTCATACTCTAGGAACTCATTGTAAGTGGTTTCAGGTAGACCTAGTGTTTCGATCAGGTGTGAGTAGGCTGCAATGTGTAACGCCTCTCTGGCAGCGAATCCTGTGAGCATCATACGAATTTCAGGTTGTGGAAAATATGGTAGATAGTTCTTAACATAACCACCAGCCACATCAATATCACCTTGTGTGAAGAAACGGAAGATTTGTGTTAAAAATGTTTTTTCTTCCTTAGATAGTTTTTTCTTCCAATCCTTTACATCTTCGGACATAGGAACTTCAGTATGTAGCCAATGTGATTGCTCGTGTTTTAACCAGGCCTCATAAGCCCAAGGATAATTAAAAGGTTTAAAATAGTTACGTTCTTCCGATAGATTTGATTCTATTTTTTTTATCATTATTGTTTTCCTTAAAAATTAACCTTCGCAAGCAATACAATCGTTACCTTGAGCAATCTGTGTCATGTCGAGCTCTTTGATAACATTTCTTTCAATCTTCTTAGATACCTTATCTGCCTTACCAATCTTTTCAGAACGGCAGTAGTAAAGTGTTTTCAGTCCTTTTTTCCATGCCATGAAATGAATGGCGTGAATATACTTGATATGTGCATCTGGTCTAAAGAATAAGTTCAATGATTGAGCTTGATCAATATATGCTTGTCTATCACCAGCCAATTCAATTACCCAGCGTTGGTCAATTTCCATGGATGTTTTGAATACATCTTTAATTGTTTCATCAAGTATATCTAGATGTTGAACCGATCCATCATTAGCAATAATGGAAGACCAAACTTCATTATATTCTTCTTCATCTTTCGTTTTTTCTTTGATGATTACATCTAACCAACGATTCTTATTTAAGAATGCTCCTGAAAGAGTATCTTGTCGATAAGCGTTAGCACGATAAGGTTCAATGCTAGGGCTAGTATTACCCATGATAATTGAAGAAGATGCGTTTGGCGCAATAGCCATAAGGTGACTAAAACGATTGCCAGTTCCCACCGCATCAGGAGCCTCACCTCTTTCCAATCCAAGTTTTTTATTAGCTGCATCTAGTCCCTTTCTAATACTGCTAAAAATTCTGTTGTTGGTTACTTTTGCCATTACTCCCTCAAAAGCAATTCGATTACGCTGCAGATAAGCGTGGAAACCTAACGCACCAATTCCAATAGAACGTTCACGACTGGCTGAGTAAACTGCACGCTGTATGGAGGAAGGTGCATTATCAATAAAATACTGAAGAACATTGTCAAGCATTTCTGCAATATCAGCAAGGAAAAGAGGATTGTTTTTCCATTCATCATAGTTCTCCAAGTTTAAAGAAGATAAACAACATACAGCTGTTCGTTCTTCATTTGTGGGTAGAATAATTTCAGAACAAAGATTTGATTGGTGAATCTTTAAACCTTTGTCTTTTAGAAATTGTGGCATTTCACGATTACTTGTATCGATATAGTGAATGTATGGTTCACCTGTCATCATACGAAGCTCTAGAATTTTTTGCCAGAGTTCTTTTGCTGATACAACTTCACGCACCTCACCAGAATGTGGATCTTTTAATTCCCAATCATCTTTTGCTTCAGGATCCAACATACACGTTTCAATGATTTGCATGAAGTCATCGGTGATGTTAATACCGTGATGAAGATTTAAACAACGAACATTGGGATCGCCTGTCGGCTTCCTCATGTCTAAAAATTGAGTAATGTCCGGATGAGAAATATTGAGGTAAGCAGCATAACTGCCCCGGCGAGTGCGACCTTGCCGGTATGCCAAAGAACTGGCGTCATAGATTTTGAGGTGAGGCATGACACCAGTAGATTTATCGTCTGCTGAACGAATACCAAAGCCAATGCCAACACCACCCCCAAGCATAGAAAGCCAATTAGTTTCTGATAGATTATCAACTAGTCCCTCCGCAGTATCTTCAATATAATTAAGGAAACATGATATAGGCATGCCACGCTTAGAACGACCAAAAGAAAGAATGGGAGTAGAATAACTGAGCCAATGCTTACTGCTGTATTCATATAATCTTTGCGCATGTTCTGGATTGGAACTAAATGATTTTGATACGAATGCAAATCTGTGTTGTGGGGATTCTTCATCTTCCTTCATGTAACTTTCTTTTAATCTTTTAATTCCAAGTTCATCAAATAATTTATCTCGTTCTAAATCTATATTAATTCCTAGATATTTCATGTTCACCTTATTATTGTTATTGTTAATACAAATTTTTTAACTATTAAATCTTTTTCCAACTCACAAATTCCATCTTTGCTCTAAGATTTATGAAGGTATTTTTACTTATAAAATCTTGTATTTCATCTGGCGAAAAACCAGTTAATATCATATCATTAATATCTTTTTCTTCAATCATTTCGGGCCATATAACAACATTAAAATGGTTGTCTATAGCGTGTTCCATTTTAGTAACAATTTCTTTGTTACGTGGTTCATTGTCGAACACCAAAACCACCTTGGACTTGTCCAATACATCGGTAATCGATTCTAAATTGGAGTCTGCTGTGGCCACTGCATTCTCTAAAAACATCGAATCAATGGGTCCCTCAAGTACATATACTAATTCTTCTTCATTGATTCTGTCAAGCCCAAATACCTTTTTATTATCATCATGTAACTTTAAGGTTATGTATCTTAGCTTGGATTCGCCTAACGCTCTTCCCTGTATTGCGACAAGATTTTTTTCTTTATCGTAGAACGGAATAACGAGGCGTTGGTCATTTTTGTGAAGTCCTTCTTTTTCAATCCCAAGGCCTTGTACGAAGGATGCGAAATCTTCCGCAAAGTATAGTTGCGAGTAAAAGGTCTCCGGAATCCGTCTTTGCTGAACATAGTTCTTAGCAAAATGCGCCTCTGGTAGTGAGTCAATTGAAGGAAGTTCCAAGGCTTTTTTGAACTTTGGCGTTTCTTGCTTATACTCCTCAAATTCAGGTTTAGGATAGTTGTTATTTCCTGTTTCACCATTCTTATATCTTTCCAACTGATATTCTTTCACTAGTGTTTCATCTACTTGTTTTAAAAAATTATAAAAAGTAGTTGACACACCACAGTTATGACACATATAAAAATAATCATTTTTTTTGCGATAAACATAACCACGAGATTTTAATTTATTCTTTTGTGAGTCGCCACAAAGCGGACACCTGAAATTATAAAGGTCATCCTTCTTCTTGGCAAACCTTTGTAATTTAGGC